GCAACAATCTGCTACCATACCACGAGATTTACCTACGCCAGTTGCGGCAGACCTTAAATAAAGTTTTTTAAGTCTTGCTCCGCGGAGGACGGTATTAACATAGCTACCAAAGAGAGGGTATCCAATCTCAGGAGTCTCTCTTAATGAATCTAAAAGCTCGTCAAGTCCTTCTCCGACCTGAGTTCCCGCGCTTATAGAATTATCAATACACTTTGATTTGATTTCAATAATTCTATCATCAATAACATTTGCTATTTCTTCAAGAGAATGATTATCAAGCCATTCTTCTTGCTCTTGTTTTTTCTTTGGGTCAAATATATTATCTATATCATACAACCAAGATAAATCCATTCCCGCAAGTTTTTGATAAGTGCGGAAAAGAGTCATCTTTTTCATTCTATTGTAATAATAATCAAATGTAGAAATTTTCGCAATTTCTGCACATTTTAAAATATATTCAGCACCTTTATTACTTTGATAAATTGCTAATTTCTTTGGTCTTTCTGTTAAATAATCATCAACAGTATTTAAAGTTATTTCTTTTACACCTAACTGATGAAGATTAAACAATGCACCAAAAACTATTTTTTGAAAGTCTGTTACAAAATCATCTTCTGTAAAGAAATATTTATCTTCTGCATCAAATAATTTTGGATTAGAAAATACGTTTCCTATTACATTCATAATAGATACTGTATCAACATAGTTACTCATTATCTACCTCTTCATCATCATTATCATTATCTAAAAATTTAAAAAATCTTTTTTTAATTGGTCTTTTAGGTGGCTTAATTATTATTTCTCTTTCTTTTGATACTATTGTAGGAATATCTTTATTTTGATTTCTACTTTGAATAACAAATAAGTTATAATAATAATTATAAGCATCTTGGTAACAATAGTCAACAATACCAATACCACCATTAGAGCCTTCTATTTTATTGCCTTTAACATCATAAAACCAAACTAAAGATTTAAAGATTCCGGATATAGTATACCCTTTCTTTACAAAATCTCTTATTTGTTTATTAATCAGCGGCCAGCGAGCTTTATCGCCATATTTATTAGTTATATAATCTTTTAACTGAGCCATATCTGGATCTTGTTCGGGTTTTTCAACAAGAGGAACAAAATCCTTATTATTTGGATCGCATTTTGCATGAGCATATCTGCGGGCGCCGGTATGGACTGCTTGGATTAGGTCACGGTCGAACCGCTTCCCGCATATACTACATATGACTGGATGACTCATTTATATCAACTCCTTTTACCTATATATATTATTATATCATATTTTTTATTAAAAGTCAAGAAAGCGGGAGGTATATGTGCCTCCCGCCTGTATATTAACCTTTTATAAGCTCTCTTAAATCTGCAATAATAAGGTCAACTGCTTCAACTTGATCTCTTGTACAGTCCTTGATTTTCTTTCCCTTACCCAGATAGGTTTCAATAATCTGAGTAATTCTAGGCTGCCAATAATCTCTAAACTTAATACCATCTTCAGTTTCAGCTTTTCCGTCACTTGAGCCAGGAATATTAGCAATAATATTACCAAATTCTTTCATAAGTGCATCAAAGTCTAATTCCTTAGAAGTGTCTACATAAAGGTTATTTGTTTTATCTGTAAAATATTCAGAACCATCTTCCGCAGCCTGTTTGTCAATAGCATCTCCAATTGCTTTTACAAGGTCATTATATGTAAAATCAATATAATCAGGAGTATATTTAAAGCGGGAACCAGCTACATATCTAGGTGTACCACGCATAAATAATTTTGTTGATACATGACCTTCTGCATCCTGTACAGACCTAGAATATGCAATAATATCACACATTCTTGAAACAATATTTCTAGGTCTAGTTCCAAGAGTAGGAACAATTTGATTATACTCTTTTCCAGCTTCATCAGTGAATGTCTTATCAGTAGCATGACTAATAAGAACAAGTCCATAATTCATCTGAACAATAGAACGAAGAGCTTCATCAAACTCTTTACCAACTAAAGTATAGCCTTTACCATACCCAATATCACCAATTGCATCTACACCATTATTAGCGCAAATATATTTTTCACAATAATCATATGCAATATCTGCGGTATCTATGATAATCGTCTCGAATCTAGCTTGTACTTCAGGCTCTTTTAACTGACGAAGAACCTTACGGAATTCACTCCAGGAGTTGATAGGCTGTGCCATAGCTCCCGGAATTGCATTGTAACCTTTTTCAAATGCTAAAAGAAGGTGATTAGGAAACTTGGTTGCAGTAGTTGTTTTACCGCTCTTGGGTTCTCCATAGAAGAAAACCGAGTATCCACGCATATCGCGGGAAACCTGATGGGGTTGAATACCTAATAAATTAATATCTGCCATTTTTATACCTCTTTAAAATTCTATTTAAAAAAATTCAAAACCATTTTTTGATTTCAGATTTCGACCATTTTCCGCCCAATGGCTTAAAGATTATTTAACTAAATTAAGATAAAAAATATGGGGAGCATATGCTCCCCGATATTCTATTTTTAATTAAAAATTAAAGCCACCTGCTGCAGCGGGTGCAGAAGCTACATTAGATGCATTTGCTGCATTCTTAGATGCCTGATACTCATCAGCGCGTCTCTTTACATCAGCAAGATAAGTCTCACGATCAGAAATAGCTTTCTTAAGTTCTTCTGCTGTGATACCTGCTTCAGCATCATCTGTAGGATATACTGCATCGGGCTTAGAAGTACCAGTGATTACCCATTCTCTAACTGTCTTGGTATATTCCTTAACAGCGGGTTCACCAAATGCAGATTCTTCTTCTCTTCTATCTATCTTTGTTTCGCTCTTGATCTGTCCCCAAACCTTAGTAAATACAGGTTTCTTAGGACTTACTTCAAGACCTTCAAAGTATTTAATACCACCAGGATTCTTTACAAGAAGTTCAGTAGGAAGAATTGCACCATTAAATGCAAATGCTGCTCCTTTTACAATCAGATAATCCTGATCAATGTGTCTTTCTTCATCTTTCTCAACATACTGAGTTCCATTAATAAGGAAGTCATACTCGAAAGTACTTCTTGTGCTTTCATCACCAAGTTTCTTCTCATTATCAAGAAGGTTGATGAAACTACCATTGTTTCTCTTTGCACTTACTAATGTTTCTTCACCATTTCTCTGTGTATAGAAATCATTAAGAGCAAGAGATGCGTCTACTTTTACTAAAGCAGCGTTTTCTTTACCTACATTAATGATAGACTTACCACCATCAATAAGATTCTTTAAAACACCAAAACTGCTATTAGTCTTACCTGACTTATAAGTAGGCTGAACAAAAGTAAAATAAACAGTTACAATATTAAGGCAATCATCATCGGTAGCAATATCAATTGATCCACCAATATACTCTTTACCATAATTTTCAGATTCTGTGTTCTCTACTTTCTTTAATGCTAACTGTGATAAATCATACACTCTTCCACTAATAGTTTCTCTGTTTACTGTTTTTCTCATTTTTTAATTCTCCTTAAATTTTTTCTGATACTATAATTATAACATAAAATTTTTGTTTTGTCAACCCTATTCTTCATCAAAGCTGACAGTTTCACCCTCTTTAGTAAGGGCATATACAATAGGCTGTTCACCTATCTTTTCTACATAATTATCTGTAACCAATTTCCGCATTGCACCAGATACAGTTCTTGATGAAACACCAAGACGTTCTCCAATATCTTTTGATTTAAAAAGATTATTAAAAGAATCTTTGTTGTTTCTCATAAAATCAAGGACAAGTTTCCCGTTCTGAGTGAACTTAGGTTTCTCATTGTCGCTCGTCATCCTAAGTCCATTGAAATAATCCATAGCATCTGCGGAAAGCGGATTATTTTCAATTAATTTTGCTACTTCATTAATAAATGTCTGCTTTTTACTCATTTTTACCTCACTTAATAAAATTTATTAAATATTTTTTCTTATATATATATTATATCATATTTTTTATTAATTGTCAAACATGATTAATTCTTTAGCATATGGTAAAGTTTCCAAGAACTGACAAAATTGCTTCCACTCTGTCAGTTTATGGTTCTTTCTCCAATGGTAAATATTTCTCAAAACTGCATAGTCTGCAGTCCATGTTCTCGTTTGAAGCCATGATTCAGGAAGCCAACGGATAAGTTCCTTCCAATAACGAATATCCTTAGTTTCAAGATATTTCTGACGTAGTTCTTCACAATAGCAAAGAATATGATGAGGAAAATCTCCAGCTACACTGTTATCCATATCATCAGTTTCAAAACAATCTATTGTTATTGGTGTGCTTGCAAGTTTATGCATGGTAGAAGTAGAGTTAGCTGTGGTTCCCACTTTGTAGGTATCCATTTCTTTCCACCAATAAAGTGGAGCTGTGATGTCAATACTTACAAATATCTGACGAAGGAATTTATCATTAGGACTTCCCGCACGAATCATTCTCTGCGCAAGGTCTAAGTCATTATGACCAATAAAAGCATATTCACAAGAATATTTACCCCAATCTAAACAACCATTATTCATAAGATTCTCTGTTATTGCATCTAAATCTGGATCTACTCTTTCATCTTTCCAATTATTAACATAACTACATGCTACTTCAGTTGCTACTTCATTAACCCAAACATCATTATCTGCTAAACCGAAGTCACTATCACTTTTAGCATAGCTTTCCATCGGATGACGCAAACCATGAAATGCATTAGCCCAATTACCTGTCCATAAATTAGTAAATTTCATTATACAAATCCTTTCGCTACTTCATCAATAAAACCTTTTTCAACACCTTCACTTACAGTATACCAAACATCATCTTTATGGATTTCATTGTATTCTTCTTCTGTAATATTGGTGTTTTCAAGGGTAATTTCTTTTAATTGATTTAAAAGTTTTTTATAAAAGGCTGTATAATTTTCAAACTGACTACTTGTTCCACCATTCTGCGTTGAACCTTCATGGAATAAGAACGAAGCATGAGGATAAGCAAAACGCTTATGACCACTAATAAATGAAAAGAATCCACCTGAATAAGCGCATCCCATAGCAATAGTCCATACAGGAGTTTCACTTAATTTTATAGAATCAATAATTGTGAATGTATCTGCTAAAGAGCCACCACAAGAGTCAATATAAATTTTAATAGGTTTACGTTCTCCAACGGGAATATTATGTTCTTTATCATACTGATTCCAAAATCTAATGTATCCGTCTACAGAAGATCCAGTACCAGATGTGATATCATAAAGATAGATTTCTCTGCGGAGAGCACCATCTAAATTAACAATATCCTCAAATGTTTTTGCATCTTTCTTGATATTATCCGGAAGAACATCAAGTAAATCATCTAACGGAATATCAAATTCTTCATAATCTGCTTTCATTATACTGTTACTCCTTTATTTGAATTATATCCAAAATTCTTTGAATCATATAAATCTATATAATACTTTTCTTTTTCATTTAATAAAGCGGAAGGCACTTCTTCTAAAACTTCCCAAGAAAAATTCCATATTCCATATTCTTGCATCGCTTTATAAAGTTTATTTCCCGCGGGAGTGTCGATTCCTAATCCTGCTTTTGCATGGTCTTTCCAACGAGAAGCAAGATCTACCGCCTGACCTATGTAACATTCTTTTGTTTTAATATTAGTTATTTTATAAATACCACTTTTAACAGTAGTACCAATAATATTATTACAAAGATTAGTCATAGGAGTGCGGAAAAAGGTCTGCCACACTAGCATCCTCAATACGCGGGGTTTATTTAATTTAGGTATTACAGTTTCAAGAACCGCAATATCTTTAATTTCTGATTCGGGTATTGATAAACAATAGAAAGAAAGTTTTTCTTCAATCTCTTTTTCACGAACTTGTGCTTGAATCGCGGCGGTGCGTGTTGCCTTAATCTGGTTAAGTTCTTTTTGAGCCTCTTCCATTTCCCGCATTAATTCAAGTTGCCTATTAGAATAAGATGTTTCAAGTGTATCTTTATATTGATCATATTCTTTTTCAGCATCTTCATATTGTTTTTCAAGAATTTCACAATAATTTTTAAAGGCTTTTTGAGATAATTCTTCTTTTGCCTTTTGTGATGAAACTATCGTTGATTGTAAATCATCTAATTGTTCTTTTTTTAAAGAAACACTATTTTTTAAAGAATTAAATATTTGAGTTAATTCTTGATTTTGTTGTTCAATTTCTTTATTTTCTTTAATAATATTATCATTAATTGTTTTAACATTTTTTAAAGAATTTAAAGAATATATAATTAATAGTATGCCAACTATTAATATACAAATACTTAATATTAGCATATTATTTTATTTCCTTTACTTATAAAGATAGGAGGGAGTAAATCAGAACTCCCTCCCATCAAGGTTTCAATATTTAATTGTAATGTATTATAAATTGTAAAACTTAATTATTCAGCGTCGGAAGCTGCTGCATCTGCTGCCTGAGCTGCTGCATGGTCATAAGCCTTACCTGCATCAGTTAACTTGATGAACTTAACGTCCTTAACCTTAGCTTCGCCGTTCTCATCAGTAACTTCGATCTGAGCGGGAACTCTCTCAGTGAGACCTTTTCTCTGAAGACCAGAGGTAACAATACCATCTACAGACTTCTTCTCAAGACCAAGTGCTGCTGCGATGTCAGCTGCGGTAACATTAGCGTCACCAATACTCTTAAGATAATCCAATACCATTAAACTTTTTTCTGAAACTGCGTTTGCCATTTCTTTAATCTCCTTTTTTAAATAAAATATATTATATTAATAAAATTTTTAAAAGTAGATAGATAATATATCTCTTTTATATATATTATTATATCAAAAAATTTTTGACTTGTCAATTTAATGCCTCTAGTGCTTCATCTAATTGAAGCAGTTCTTCTAACGATAAAGATTTACATAATTCAGTCATTTTCTTCATATTTTCTGATACATTTTCGCCATTTTGGCATTTCTTTTCAAGATTATAAATCTCAGAAGCAAGTTTAAAAATTTTCTTCTGATTCATTTCTATCTCCTTTATAAAAATATTATACTAAAAATTTTTTAACTTTGCAAGTCAAGTTATGCTTATGATTTCATTGCAAGATATTCTTCCTCGGTTATAACAGGAATACCTAATTTTTTAGCATCAGCAGATTTACCTGTCGTGCTATTTTTATCATTACAAATAAGATAATCTGTTTTAGAAGAAACAGAACCTGTTACTTTACCACCGAGAGATTCTATTTCTGCTTTTAATTCATCACGATTTTTATAATGTGAAATCTTACCCGTAATAACAAATACTTTATCTTTAATTGCGGCAGCTGGGGCAACCTCTTCCTGAGGTTCATTCTGCATGAAAGCAAGCTTCGCCGCAATTTTATCTGCATCTGTATAATCAAAGTTCTTTATAGAACTATCAATCTCTTCTCCAATGCCATCAAATACATCAAAGAAGCAATCATCAGTATCTACATAATCTCTAAAATCTTGCCAAGAGTCAAACTCTTTTGCTATTGTTTTTGCGACTGTTCTACCGACCAATGGGATTCCAATTCCCGCAATAAATGCTTCCAAACTTGTGTTAGATTTTGCTCCTTCGATGGCATTAAGTATTTTGTCGACAGAAGCTTCACCGAAACCAGGTTTGTTAATCCATTCTGTTCTGTGAGATTGTAAATCAAATAATTCGGAGATACTGTCATTAATCCAGCCCCAATCTATTAGTTTCTCTATTGTTTTGCGGGAAATGCCTTTGATATTAAGACCCTTTTTCCCAGCAAAATGATCAATTTTCTGAGCTAATTTCCCTGGACATTCTTCATTTTCACAATAGAGAACATCAACACCTGATTCAGAAGTTTTAATACTAGTTAATCCACCACATATAGGACAAAGAATACCATAATCTCCACCTAGACCTGTGGTACAGC